GAAGAACCTACAGTAAAAAATACATCTAATCCAGTAGCTGCGGCTACGGGTAATGTAACAAATCAAGCCGTACAATTCCAAAACAATGGAGCACCATCGCGGCAATACTTTGCATCCAATAGCAGTTGTAACGGCGCTACGATGCAATTTAGCCCGTTTTACATGGGTAATGACACTATCCCTTATGAGAATACTGGTTATGTTAAAAGCAACAATTGGGGTGCACAACTTAACTTTAGTATACCTCTGGATGGTGGGATGACTGAACTATGTAAAAGTATAGCTAAAAAACACGAAGCAAAAATGCGTCTTGACTACGAACTTGTAAGGGCACTTAAATGTACTGAAATTATGAAAACTGGGTTTATGTTTAGACCTGGTTCTCGTGTAGAAGTTCTATGTCATGACGTAGTACCCATTGTAGCAGTAAATGACAAAGAAAAAGGCGACTGAAGACCAGTTTAACGAGCTGCATAATTTAGTTACTAAGGAGTTTCTTGCCCGTATTAAATCGGGTGAGGCTTCTACTGCTGATCTTAAAGCAGCTTGCGATTGGCTTAAAACTAACGACATCAGTGGTGTTGCTATGGAAGGTAACCCACTGTCTAAACTAGCGGCGGTAATGCCTCAAGTAGACCCTGAGCTTGTACAACGGAGGTTACATGGCTCGCACGTCTAAACACAGCGGTGCTAAATACGCTAACGGTAACTATAAGTCGTATCAAAAACGGTACGACTCATCTAAACTACAGATCAAGAAACGATCTGCATTAAACAAAGAAAATAGAAAACGGGGAACTTATGGCAATGGTGACGGTAAAGATGTCTCACATAAAAAGAATGGTAAAACATTTCTTGAAAGAGCATCTAAAAACCGCGCACGTAAAGGCCGAGCATGACCCCATTACTTCCAACTCCTGACGATTATCTTTACAACTTAATAGCTATGACCTCTCCAGAAGCCAAGCGCCTGTGGAGGCGCTCTATTAAGGAACACTTTGACCATACATGTATCTATTGCGGAAAAACTTATGACCTTAGTAACTTATCTATCGATCATGTTCACCCTCGCTCTCGCGGTGGAAGAAATGTCACAACAAATGTTGTATGCGCCTGCACTCAATGTAATCAGGAAAAAGGAAGTACTTACGTCCTAGAATGGATGAGAGCTAAATTTGGAGTTAATAGACTCCGTGAACACTTAATTATGGAGTATATTAATTAATGGAAAAACCTGATCAAAAAGATTATGATTTTTCTTCACAAGAAGGTTATGATCAATATGATGCAGCAGTGGCAACATACGAACGAATTCAAAAAGGACCAATGATTGGGACCGAATTTGTTGATACTGTTGAAGATGTTGTACAATCTGCAGGTGAACAGATTTCTAAAATTCCTGGAGTTAGCGTAGGACTTCAATATTTTGGCGGCGCTGTAAAAACTGTTGACCAAGTTATGAGCCAAGACCAAGGACTAGGTGGTATGGTTTATCGTACTTACAAAAATGTACGATCGGCTGCTGAAGAAGGTTTTGGTAATCTTGCAGAAAATCTTGGTGTTGATCCAAGGATTGGTTCATTTGCCGGTGGTGAGTTTGTAGATACACTAGCTACTGCTGGTTTGGGCTCCGTTGCTAAAAAAACAGCAGCTGTTGTAGATAAACTTCCTCCTGGTGGTATGTCACCACAGCTTGCTATGGCTGGTGGTATGACAGCTCCAACTCAACTAGCACCACAAATAACAAAAGGTGGTGTAGTAATGAAAGCTGTTACTACTACTGATCAGCCAACTTTGGAAGCTGTACGAGGTGGTGTAAAAACTGGTGATAAACTTGTTACCCCTACTCAAGGTAAGCGTCTTATTAGACGTGATGTTGAAATTGACAGACTTAAAGGTAGTATTGAACAAACTAACGTACAGTTAGATGCTCTACTAGAGCTACAGGGTGACCCTAACAATTTACGTCTCTTCCTTAACGACAATCCAGAAGTTGAACAGCTTATGGGTATGTATGAAGGCAGACCTGATCAATTAAAAAAAGTTGCCAACCGTTTACGTGAACGTCGTATCGGCGCTCAAGAATCTTTAAGCAGGCAGCAGTCTAACATCCTACCTTTTGATGAAACTGATCCTAATTTTTTTAGAAGTAAAGAGGGTTTGGTTGCTAAAAAACAAGAAGAGGTAAGACGTAGTATTGAAGGTTACCTGGAGCAGCATCATTTATTTCCTAAAGGTATTAGTGCTGCTTTTTTTGGTAGAATGGATGACCTTATTAGCAAAGGGCAAGCAGACAAAGATGATCTTATTTTGATGGCAGAGTATGCTGTTGCACAAGGTAAACGAACTGGTGACGTTAAGAGTAATCTGATTAACATGCGAAAAGACCCACATAATGAATTACATACTATGCTCAGAGCTTCTGGCGCTGAACTCGGTAAAACAGATTATGTACGGTCTTTAAAGGATGTTAAAGATGTTAATGAACTGATGCGTCGTTGGCGTAATATGCTGGATTCTGATGTAGCATATAATGTAGATACTGCTAAAGTTTGGGAACCTTTGGATGACCTTATCAAAGAAGTGCGTTCTACTAAATAACCTATGAACACCCTAGACCTCCTTAGAGGTGATTTTAAGCTCTTCCTACAAGCTTTGTGGGCGGAGCTTGATCTACCTAACCCTACACGTGCACAATATGCAATCGCAGACTATCTTCAGCATGGACCTAAACGTCTTCAAATACAAGCTTTCCGTGGAGTGGGAAAAAGCTGGATTACTGGAGCCTTTGTTCTGTGGACGCTTTTTAATAACTCTGAAAAAAAGATAATGATTATCTCTGCATCTAAAGAACGTGCAGATAACATGTCTATCTTCCTACAAAAACTAATCATTGAAACACCATGGCTTTCTCATTTACGTCCCAAGTCCGACGATGCAAGGTGGTCGAGGATAAGCTTCGATGTGTTGTGCTCCCCACACCAGGCACCGAGCGTAAAAAGCGTGGGCATCACTGGACAGCTAACCGGAAGCCGCGCCGATTTAATGATTCTAGACGACATTGAAGTTCCTGGTAACTCAATGACGGAGTTAATGAGGGAAAAACTCCTACAACTGTGTACAGAAGCCGAATCTATCCTTACTCCTAAAGATGACAGCCGCATTATGTACCTTGGTACTCCTCAAACAACTTTCACTGTTTACCGCAAGCTTGCCGAACGCAATTATCGGCCCTTCGTTTGGCCTGCAAGAGTACCAAGAAAGCTTAGTAATTACGAAGGACTTATTGCACCACAACTGCAAGCAGACATCGATAACGGAGCCAAAGCTTGGGAAGTAACAGATGATCGTTTTGAAGATGAAGATCTGATTGAACGTGAAGCGTCAATGGGTCGTAGCAACTTTATGTTGCAGTTCATGTTAGACACTAGTTTATCCGATGCTGACAAATTCCCTCTCAAATGCTCTGATCTTATCGTTACCTCTGTTAACCCTAAGTCTGCTCCTGAGTCCATCATCTGGTGCTCAGACTCAAAAAACGTTATTAAGGACCTCCCAACTGTCGGATTACCTGGAGATTATTTCTACAGTCCAATGCAGTTACAAGGAGAGTGGGATCCTTACACTGAAACAATCTGCTCGGTTGACCCATCGGGTCGAGGATCAGATGAAACAACTGCAGCTTATCTCTCCCAACGTAATGGTATCCTGTACTTGCACGAAATGCGTGCTTACAGAGACGGATATTCAGACAACACACTACTGGACATTTTAAAAGGTTGTAAAAAGTATGAAGTATCTAAACTTGTCATTGAAACTAACTTTGGTGACGGTATTGTTAGCGAGTTGTTCCGCAAACACCTCCAACAAATTAATCAAAGATGCGATGTTGAAGAAGTCAGAGCAACTGTTAGAAAAGAAGATCGAATCATTGATTCCCTTGAACCCGTCCTTAATCAACACCGACTCGTTGTTGACAAAGCCGTCATCGAATGGGACTTCCGTTCTAACCCCGATGAAGCTCCTGAAAAACGATTGATGTATATGTTGTTCTATCAGATGTCTCGCATGTGTCGTGAAAAAGGCGCAGTGAAACATGACGACAGAATTGACTGTCTAGCTCAAGGCGTTAAATACTTTACAGATGCTATGGGTATATCAGCCCAAGAAGCTATTAAAGAACGTAGACGTATGGAGTGGAATCAGATGCTTGAGGAGTTTATTGATGACCCTCAATCCTCTGCAAATCACATGGTTTTGGGCATGAATTACGAACAAAGACAACAAGCTAAAGGTGGTGGTAAGAACTCAGTTCCTCACTGGGTTTAATCAGGTCCGACACGTATACAGGAGAAGGGAAGGGTGGACCCAACTTCTGCGAAGGAAGGAACTCGTGTCTTAACGACACTCCTTCCTTCTTTTATCTGATGATTCGTTTTCGTACTCATCTTATAAACACTACCACTAACTACGTTAACCACCTATTACATGTATCATACAGTATCATTAGTACATACCACTCCAGATGCTGAACAACTTATAGCTTATATGGCTAGGGTATCTAATCCTACTAACCAGGATAAACCCGAATCAGAACGTCTAATTAAATACCTTATTAAACATAAACATTGGTCACCCTTTGAAATGATTAATATGTGCGTACAGATAGACACAACCCGAAGTGTTGCTGCTCAAATCTTACGTCATCGCTCCTTTAGTTTTCAAGAATTTAGCCAAAGATACGCTCAAGTGACGCAACCTGCCGCTATCCCACAACTTAGACGACAAGATACAAAGAATAGACAGAATAGTGTTGATGATTTAGATATTTATACAGTTAAAGACTTTACTGTTAAGATTAATAGCTTGTTTGAACTTAGTGAGAACTTATATAATGAAATGTTATCAGCTGGTGTAGCAAAAGAGTGTGCTAGAGATATCTTACCCCTCTCAACACCTACTAAACTTTATATGAACGGTACACTTCGCTCCTGGTTACACTATACTGACCTTAGATGCGCTAATGGTACTCAATATGAACATAAACTTATCGCAGATCAAGTTAAAGACTTGATTGAACAGCAATTCCCTACCATTTATTCAGCTATGTTCTGCTAAACACATGCTCTTACTTAATATGCTTATTGTTGGTCTGGTTCAAACTAGCCCAGATGTCTTTTTACTGCAATTACAGGCGGAAACTGGCGAAATCGTAGAGTATATGGTCTCAAAAAATGACATAAATCTTTGAAGCCTATTCCTTATTGAGAATTGTTCGCAATACCCCCATAGGGGGTGCCGCTCGCTACGCTCGCTACTTTTTTCTGTTTTGCGCTGTGTGACACTGTGTTAACCGGCGCAATCGGGAGAGCGAGCGTAGCGAGCGGAGTCTTATTGCAAGTAATTCTCAATAGGCGAAGCCATCTGTCTGCCGGTTAACGCCAGTGAACAAAGTGTCTACTACATGCTGACAGCAGTGCTGATGTATGCCATACTATATGCATACCAACGGAGAGACACCATGAGACAGATTGAACGCGAGATGATTAGTGCAATCAAGTTGGGTAAGTGTTGGCGTAAGGCTAACACTGAAGTGTATACTAATGGTAATAACTGTTCATTAGTATATCTACATGGTAATCACATTGCATCAGTTACTGATAGCTATGTCAGAGTATTTGATGGTGGCTGGCAGACTAACACAACTAAGTCTAGGTTAAATGTAATCATCAATGAGTTTTGTGATGCACTAACTGATGGTGTATTTCAGAAGAACTATCAGTGGTTCATCAAAGATAACAACGAGGTAGTTGAGTTCGAGTCTGGTTATGTGTTCAAGTAAATGAAACTAAAAGAAACCACATTCACACTCGGCAGTAAACCTATGCGTACGCTGTTGTGGTGTAATACACAGAAGCGTGCTAAACGTAACAAACCATCAAAGATTAACGGTGTTCAGCATCATGAAATAAGCGAGAGCGTAGAACACACGTACTACCAACCAGTGTAACAAGTGTCTACTACCTCTTGACTTTTCACCGATTCTCTGCCATACTTAAACCATGAACAAACAAACCTTCCGCTTCGTCTTGACACGCACCGCAAACGGTGTCTCCAAAGACTTCGATTACTACACTGCACAGTATGATGCAGAGCGTGCTCTACAGCGTGCTCGCATGAACAACGGTAACTTTCAATACCACATGACACGTGAGGAACTGTCCACTATCGCTTGACTTTCCCTCCATTTTTTGCCATACTACGTACATGACTTACACCACCTCTCAGCTACGCACCGCTCTCATTCGTGAGTATCAGCACTTATGTCATGACGACTTCAACGCCGACGACATGAACGACGTGCAGTACGCTGCATTCCTTGCTCCGTTATCCTATAACGAGCTTGTGTCTGAGACTTCAACCGACGACATCTTTACTCTTGATGAGTATATGTTAATCTACGGCTGATAGTTACACTGAGGCTTTATGCTTCTCTGTAGCTTTCATTGCTACTCTTTCCACCTTATTTCACATACACATGTTCATCATCCGTAACTCTTCTTGCTGCGACGGTGTTTCTGTCGACTTACTTACAGGCACTGCTTCAGTTCTTTATACAAATGGTGCTGTGTATAACTACACCAATGTATCGCGCCGTGCCATTGCTAACCTTATCTTTAATCCTAACATGTCATTAGGTTTCTGGATTAACTCCAACTTAGTTGACAACAAGCGTGTTAAGTTCACACAAACCTACGACGCATTGCCTGCCGGTTGCTGATACTTACCTCTAGCCACTTCGGTGGTTAGATGTAGGTTTCACACCTACGTTATCCACCTTATTTCACATACACATGTTCTTTGTTCCTGCTGCACGTAACGCTATCAAATCAACATCTATTGAGCAGCTTGAGGTATCACCTCTTCAAAATCAAGCACTAGTTACCTATAAAAATGGTAACCAGTATCTCTACAGCAACATTGACGAGGATGCCATGTTTGACATCTTGTTTCACAATGTCAAGTCTTTCGGTAAGTGGGTGAACCAATACTGCAAAGCTGACGGTGTTGCCGTCTTCCCGATTGCTGCCTGATTATTGTCACTCATCAAACAACACATCTACAACACTTCTATCATGACTGAGACACTTACTGAGTTTCAAGAATTCATTGCAAATCACCTTGGTATTGATAGCATAACTCGCACGGATTTGTTCCGTAATGAGATTGAATGTTATGGTGTCGAGAGTGTAGAAAACTTCGAAGATGCTTACTATGGTTGTTATCCAGATGTACAAACGTTTGTTGAAGACTTTGTAAACGAATGTTATTCTGACATTGTTAACAACTTACCAACATGGCTCCAAACTGCCATAGATTACGAGCTTGTTTGGCACCAGAATTTGCGTCATGATTTCTTTGAAGTTTCGTTTGATGGTGAAGTATACATCTTCAATCGTCACTGGTAAATAATACATAGCGACATATGTGTCGCACTATATAACAAATTGGCGGCAAATGTCGCCTCTTTTTTATCACCACATACATCACATTCACTCCAGCAAGTCCGCAGTTTTCATTATGCTTTGGAACGAGTCTACCATCATCCTCGCCATCGTCGGTATGGTAGGATTGTTCAGCACTGCTGTCATCTGGCAACGTGCAAACCGTATCACCACTAAATACTATGGCAAACGTTAAACCACATGATGATGACTTCTACATCCGCAATGCAATCTATTGTTGGTTACATTACTTTGGCGAAGAACATCAATGGCACGCTAAGTATTCAGAACTAGCTAAACGTGACACGTACCTACCCAAACCACGACGCGCAAAGCGCAGGAAGACACCAAATGCGGTTACAGAACTCCTCTCTTAAAGAGTGGGAATATACACAAACAAATGGTCAGGTTCGCTATTTATTAGCACCCGATTCAGAGCACGCTGCATGGGCTGCTGCTGAATTGTCCGGTGGCACAGAGTTCCTTAAAAATGTGAGATTATGCGATGAGTGGTAAGTATTTTCCTAACAATTGGGAGGCATGGATGGACATGCCATCAGAGTATCTTGTCACTCCTACGTGGGAAGAGTTTGAAGATTGGAAACTACGCGGTTGGGAAATCCCTAGCTCAGTGTGTTGTATTATTCGCGCAACAAATAACAAAGGTAAAGTAAAAGAATACGTTTACCAAAAAGCACACGCTGCTGAAAATCGTATCCAACAACTTATTGCTGAAGATGCAGAGTTTACTGTCTGCACTGATAATGAGTTGCGTCATGTTTCACCCGTTAAATTTAATGAGCCTAATTAATCTTGACCAATTTGATGAATTAGTTGAGGACTATCCTGAGCTAGCTCAATGTTATGATTTCACATTCTCCCTTTG